CGCGGAAAAAAGCGAAAGTCCAAAGGCCAATCGGTGAGAGCGAGCCACATTGATCGCGCGGTGCTCATGATCGTCAGTGGGCTTCAAAGCGATCAGGCGCGGACGGCTGTCGTCACGAGGCTGGGGCTCGCGCCCGCGGATGCGGAGAAAGTCGTCGCCGAGGCGCGGCGCCGCCTCGCAGTCGCAGCGGGCTATCAGCGGGATGAAGAAACAGGCAAAGCCCTGCTGCGTCTGAACAACCTCTTCGCGCGGTGCATTGAAAACGGTGAGCGCGATAATGCGCTCAAGGTCCAGAAGGAGATCAACCGTCTCTTGGCCCTTTACGAGACACCGTTTGGTCAAGTCGGCGGCGAGGGCAGCGCCGCGGCGGTCACGGACGCGCAAGCTCAGGTCGCCGCCGCCCTCCAATATCTCCGGCCGCTTGGTCTCTCGCCTCGGCCTGATGCAGCCCTCCCTGAGCTATGTCGCCTCGCCGCCGCCAAGATCATCACGTATGAGGAGACCAAGTGACGCTCATCATGTCCGTTCGACGTACAAAGAGAAACCGGGGCGATGCCTACCGCAGGCATCGCGAACGCGAGGCCCGCAAGCAGGCGGAGATGGTGCGTGCCGGGCAGGACATCGCGCCGATCCCGCCCGTCGTCAATCCGCGACGTCGTGGCCGCTGCGCCAAGAGCCTCAAAAAATTCTGCGAGACCTACTTTCCGCACATCTTTTACGTCCCCTGGTCCCCCGATCACCGCCGCGTCCTCAAGAAGGCCGAACGCGCGGTCATCGCCGGTGGTCTTTTCGCGATTGCGATGCCTCGGGGTTACGGCAAGACCAGCATCTGCGAGGCCGCCATCATCTTCGCCGTTGCTTACGGATACCGCCGCTTCGTTTTTTTCGTCGGGGCCGAACGTCGCCACGCACTGAAATCACTGGCCACGATCAAGATCGAGATCGAGACGAATGACCTGCTGCTTGACGACTTCCCGGAGTTGTGCTATCCGTTTCGCGCGCTGGAAAACATCGCCAACCGCGCAGCGGGGCAACGCTATCTCGGCGAGTCGACGCACATCGCGTGGCGTGAGGATGAAATTATCGCCGCGATGATCCCAGGGGCAAAGTCCAGCGGGGCGGTCATGCGCGTGGCGGGTATCACCGGTTCGATCCGCGGTCAAAAGCACAATTCGCCCGGCGGCGCCGAACCGGTCCGCCCGGACCTTGTTCTCATCGACGACCCTCAGACCCGCGAATCGGCCCGCTCGCCCGCGCAGGTCGCGCAGCGTCTCGACATCATCCGAGGCGACATCCTCAAGCTGGCCGGACCTGGAAAGAAGATCGCCGCGCTCATGCCCTGCACGGTCATCGAGCCCGAAGACCTCGCCGACCAGATCGTCGACCCCGACAAGAATCCCGAATGGCAAGGTGAGCGTATTCCTATGCTCAAGAGCCTGCCGAGAGACATGACCCGTTGGGCGGAATACGCCCGGCTCCGGGAGCAGGGCCTGAAGGACGCCGGGAACATCTCGGTCGCAACGAGCTATTATCGAAAGCACCGGAGGGTCATGGACGCCGGAGCCGTCGAGACCTGGAAGCATTACTACGAACCGGACGAAATCTCCAATATCCAGCACGCAATGAACTGGTATTTCACCCCCGGAGAGGCATTCTGGAGCGAATGCCAGAACCAGCCGAAGCCTGCTCTCAAGGAGCCCGAGGGCGGGCTCACCGTCGACGAGGTCGCGCGGCGCTTCAACAACCGGCCGCGCGGGGAGGTTCCGATCAGCGCGGTGCGGCTTACCGCCTTCATCGATGTACAGGATCGTCTGCTTCCATGGCTCGTCTGCGCTTGGGAAGAGGACTTCACTGGCTACGTCATCGATTACGGGACTTTTCCGGACCAGCACGCGCGGCGGTGGACCGCCGAAAATGCAAGGTGGACCTTGGCCCAGCAATTTCGTGGAGCCGGATTCGAGGGGAAGATCTATCAGGGCCTCACCGCGGTGGCTGCCGCGATCTGCGGCCGTGCGTGGAAATCCGAGGAGGGAGGAGAACTCCACATCGAGCGCTGTCTCATCGATGCGAACTGGGGCAAATCCACCGGCATCGTCTACCAGTTCTGCCGCGAGAGCCGGTTCGCCAGCGTGCTGATGCCGTCCCACGGCCAGGCCATCGGGCCCCACAACCGGCCGTGGCACGAATATACCAGAAAGCCGGGCGAGCGTCTGGGAGCCCATTGGAGAATTCCTACCTCTCGGGGCCGCCGTGCCGTGCGCTACGTTTTAATCGATACAAACTACTGGAAGACGTTCGTCCAGGATCGGCTGCGCACGGGGGTGGGAGACAGGGGTGCGCTGACGCTGTTCGGCAAGAGTCCCGACCGGCACATGTTGTTTGCCGAGCACCTCACCGCTGAGTTTTCGACGCGCGTCTCCGGCCGCGGGCGAGAACTGGACGTCTGGCAGATCAAACCGCATCATCCCGACAACCACTACCTCGACTGCCTCGTCGGCTGCGCGGTTGCCGCCTCCATCCAGGGCACCGCCATGACCGGGCAGGAAATCGTTCGCAAGAAACGGCCGACCTACAGGCTCAGTGATCTTCAGAGGAAGAAAAGACGCTGACGGATCTCCTCAATGCCCAAACGGCCCACCTACCGGCTTTCGGATTACGCACACGCTCGGCATGCAGATGAGCACGGGCTCGTCTGCAGCAGGTGCGGCTGCCGACATTTCCGGGTCATCGACACACGCCCGGGCCCGGGTGATAAAATCACACGCCGCCGTGAATGCCGCAACTGTGGTCTTCGAATGACCACTCAGGAGCGGCGGGTGGGGCCGTAACTTTTCAGTTAACCCCTATATCTAGTGGTGATTTTGCACGCCGCCCGGATTTTCATTTGCGCGACGGCGGTTGATGAGCAAAACTCTCGATGACATCTCCCTATGGGTTTTCCCGCGACGGCGGGTCAACCCACCACGCTTCGCCGGAGAAAACGGCCGCGTCGGGGCCGACGCCCCTGACGCGGCCTTTTTTTCGGCGGGAGGAAAATCATGTCGCCCGATCTCAGCAACATTATCAAGACGAATGCAGAGGGCCCGCGCAGGGCTGCGGGTGATTCCGGTTCGATGGAGCAGCATTCTCTGCCCGATCAGATCGCCGCCCAGCGATTTCTGAATCAGAGCGAGAATGCCGACAAGACCCCCTTTGGCCTGCGTTTCCGCAAACTCAAACCACCGGGGGCGACATGAAGCACGCGGCGTCTAACGCGACCAAGCGGCCGGTCGTCGTCCTGAGCGAAAAGCAGGGACGGCCCTTCCGGCAGAACCGCCAACTGCGCGCCCGCTATGATGCGGCGCAGACGACGGTCGATAATGCGAACTGGTGGGCTGCCGCTGATCTGAAGTCCGCCGATGCCAGTGCATCGGCCGGCGTCCGGAAGACGCTGCGTTCGCGTGCGCGATACGAGATCGCCAATAGCCCCTACGCGCGGCGGATCATCAACGTCCTCGCACGGGACGTCATCGGCACCGGGCCGCGCCTCCAGATGCATCTCGACGATACCGAGGCCAATCGCATCGTCGAACGCGAATTCCGGATCTGGTCGGCGACGATCAATCTCGCCCGCAAGCTGAACCTCGCCCGCAAGGCAAAGGCAGGCGACGGCGAGGCCTTTCTCTTTTTAGCAGAAAATCTGGGTCTGCCCGACGACGTAGTGCCCCTCGACGTCGTGCCCATCGAGTGCGACCGAATCACCACGCCGGTCTTCAAGCGGGGCAGGCCAGGAAAATCCACGGTCGACGGAATTGAGTTCGACGCCTACGGCAACCCGGCCTTCTATCACGTCTTGAAGAGTCACCCAGGGGATAGTTTGACGTCCCTCATGCTCGATTACGAATCCCGGCCCGCGCGCGACGTTATCCACTGGTTCGCCGCGGACCGCCCGGGGCAGCATCGGGGCATCCCCGAGATCACGGCCGCCCTTCCGCGCCTCGTTGAGTTCCGCCGATGGACCAATGCAGTCATCGATGCTGCGCAGAACGCGGCACACCTGAGCCCCGTGTTTTACACCGAGCAGACGCTCGCAGACGACGAAGAGATTCCCGCGCCGCTTGATGTCATCGAGCTCGAGCGCGACGTCGCGACCGTCGCGCCTTATGGTTACAAGATCGGCGGCGTCAAGGCTGAACATCCCGCGACGACGCATCGCGATTTCGCGCGCGTGATTCTTACCGAGATCGGCGCGTGCTTTGAAATGCCGTATAACATCGCCGTCGGCGATAGCTCCGATTACAACTATGCCTCGGGTCGGCTCGACCACCAAGCCTATTTCAAGAAGATCCGCGATGACCGACACGAGTGCGAGATCACCGTGCTTGATCGTATTCTAAAAGCCTTCATTGAGACCGGCCGCTACCGCTTCGCGGGCGTCCGGCCCGATCTGCTTCTGCAGCAGTGGCGCGCGCATACGTGGGAATGGGACGGCGACGAGCACGTTGATCCCGACAAGGAATCGAGGGGCCAGGAACGTCGCCTGCGGATGAAGACGACGAGCCCGCAGCGCGAATGCGCGAAGGCGGGCGGGAACTGGGAGGAAATCCAGGACGAGAACGTGGAGGCGGAGATGCGGGAGCGCAGGAAACGTCTGGAGCTTCAGAAGAAATACGGGCTCTCCGATGAGGACATGGCGAAAACAGATCAGGCGATGCGCCGTGACCAGCGGGGAGCCTCCGCCAGGGCCCAGCTCAGTGGTCTTGATCTCATGGACCTCGCGGACGAATGGTCGTAAAGAAGAAAGGGAGAGACGATGCCTTATCCGGGAGAGCATTCGGCCCGAATAAGAGACCCGAAGCAATATGATAGTCTTCGACGGCGCAACAATGCTTTCGGATCCGGCATCCACGTGATCTACGGTATCAAGAACAAACCGAAGCGTCGTGCGGAAGTTCAGGCGATTCGTTTTGATGCCAGCAAGTTCACGGTGGCTCAGGCAAAGGCATGGCTCAAAAAACACAAGTATAAACCCATTCGATTTGAGCCGGCAACCCGCGAGAAGAAGGCCGCCGCGCAGACCTCTTATCGATGCGAATGCCTGAAGTGTGGCCACCAACTGACGACGACGAAACACTGTCGGGACCTCAGGTGCCCCAAGTGCGGCGGGCCGATGCGCCGGGTCGAACGGCCGGGCCCGGGGCAGGCCTCGGCACCGGCCGATTGGCTTGCGTCGGCCCCGACCGAATTTCTTCTGCCCCGTGCGCCCGTCATCATCGAGGCGGCAGCCGATGACCAGGGGAAGCTGCCGACTTTTCAGGTCACCGCCTATACCGGGGGGCGCCTGCGCGTTGCAGGCTTCTACCAGCCCGTGGTCATCGATCTCAGCGGCATGAGCGTCCCGGATGGCGCGGTGCCGATTCTTCTGAACCACGATGAGAACCGTATCGTCGGTCATGCGCCCGAGGTCCAACGGCTCAGCTCGCGCCTGAAACTCTCCGGCGTCGTCTCAGGTTCGGGTGATGCCGCGCGCGAGGTCGTGGAGAACGCACGCAATGGTTTTCCGTGGCAGGCCTCCGTCGCGGTCCGAGTCGAGAGCTTGGAGGAGGTCAAGGAACGGGCTAATGCTCAGGCCAATGGGCGGTCATTCAGCGGCCCGTTGGTCATCGCGCGCCGGAGTTGGTTGGCCGAGGTGTCCTTCGTTCCGCGCGGGGCGGATGCGAAAACGAACGTGAAAATCGCGGCGACGGCCGCAATTTCAGAAGGAGGGACAGCCATGGAATTTCAGGAATGGCTCGAAGGCCGCGAGAAGACGGCCGAGGAGCTCAGCGCCGACGAACTCGCCATGCTCCGGGCCGAATTCGACGCCGAGATGAAGGCGGCCGGCGAGAAGGGCCAGGCCGAGGAGAAAGCCGAAGGATCAGGCACCACCTCAGTTGATGACCCGCCCGCCCAACTGCCCGCCAGCGCCGATGTGGCCGGAAGGGCAATCGAGGAGATCCGCGCGTCGGCCTCCGCCGAGACGAAGCGGATCGCCGAAATCCGCAGACTTTTCGCCGGGAAGCACGCGGAGATCGAGGCTGAAGCAATTGCGGAGGGATGGTCGACGGAGAAGGCCGAACTCGAGCTGCTGCGTGCCGAGCGCCCGAAGGCCCCAGCCTTTCACGACGGCCACAAGCCCGAGGGGCCCCGCGTGCTCGAAGCCGCCCTGCGGATGGGCGCGCATGCCGATGATGAGCGAATGGCCAAGGAATATGATGGGCCGACGCTCGAAGCGGCTCACCGCATGCGCCACATCGGCCTGCGCGAACTCGTCGCCACCTGCTGCACGCTCGACGGCCATGACGCACCCCGGCCGGGGGCGAGCCGCGCGGAGTGGGAACGGGCCGTGGAGGCGGCGTTCAGCACGGTCAGCCTGCCAGGGATTCTCGGCGCGACTGCCAACAAGACGCTGCTCGACGCCTACAAGATGTTCCCCTCCGCCGCCCGAAGGATCGCGAAGAAGCTGTCGGCCAACGACTTCAAGACGCATACGGGCTATCGGATGACCGGCAACTCGATCTTCGAAGAGGTGGGAGCCGACGGTGAACTGAAGCACCTCACGCTCGGCGAGGAGTCGTTCACGTTCTCGGTCGCGACCTACGGGAAGATCATCGGGATCACCCGTCAGTCACTGATCAACGACGATCTGGGGGCGTTTACGCAGCTGCCTGCGGTTCTGGGCCGAGGTGCTGCCGTCGCGCTCGAGGAGGTGTTCTTCACGCTGGTGCTCGCGAACACGGGCTCGTTCTTCAGCGCCGCGAACGGGAACTACGTGACGGGCGCCGCCTATGTTCTCGGAATCGCCGGCCTCAACAAGGCGGTCCAGACACTGGCCGAGATCACGGACGCGAACGGCAAACCCGTGCTCATCATGCCGAAGTTCCTGCTCGTGCCCCCCGCACTCAAGGGCACCGCCGATGCGCTCTACAAGTCGACGAAGATCGTCACCGGTGACACCGATCAGATTCCCGATGCGAACGTCCACGCAGGGATGTACGAGCCCATCATGTCGTCGTATCTCGGGAACACCAGCTTCCACGCAAATGCATCGAGCACGGCATACTACCTGCTCGGCGACCCTGCCGACGTCGCCTGCTTCGGCATCGCCTTTCTCAAGGGCGACGACCAGCCGGTGGTGGAGGAGGGCACTGTCGATTCGCGGTTCCTCGGCAAGTCCTGGCGGGCCTACCTCGATTTCGGCGTCTGCCAGATCGACGAACGCGGCGGGGTGATGATGACCGGAGCAGCTTAATCGCTGTGGAGCCGGAAAGAGTCCAAAATTGAGAGAAACAAGTTCGTAAGGGGAGGAGAAGACATGAGCGGCGAATCAGCGGATTTCGTCCATCACGGTGACAGCATCGACTACACGCCCGACTCGGACGTCACCGCCGGGGACGTGATCGTCCAGGATCAGCTCTTCTGCGTCGCGCGCAACGACATCGACGCAAATGACAAGGGTGCCATCTGGCCGACCGGTATCTACAAGCTGCCCAAGTCGACCGATTCCGGCTCCGCGCTGACTGTCGGAAACAAGGTCTACTGGGATGCCAGCAATGGCGTCGTTACGACGACCGTGGGCTCGAACGTCTATATCGGCAAGGTCGTGAAGGCGGCGGCTGACAGCGACAGCGACGTCTCGGTGCGGCTCGATCAGTAACGCCGGTGAAATCCGGGGCCGAAGGAGGACTTCGCGTGCCCGATCTGCACAAAATCGGGTCCGATTGGCTCCAAGACCGCCAGAAAACCTGGGCGAGCCGGCGCGTGGTCTATTCGCGCGGCGCGCATCAGGTAGAGCTTTCAGCCACGATCGGTCGGACGGACTTCGAGATCGACAGCGGCGATGGCTTCCCGATTCGAACGAGCACGCGTGATTTCCTGATCCACGCGGCAGACCTGGTCCTCGACGGGGTGACTGTCAAGCCGGAACGCCATGATCGCATCCAAGAAACTGACGTTGACGGCAGCACGATCCTTTACGAGGTGATGACTCCCGCTGAGAACGAGCCCGTCTGGTCCTACAGCGATGCGTATCGACGCCGGCTGCGGGTTCATACGAAAAAATTGGAGGAGAAGGCCGAATGACGCCTGCCAACGCGAATTGTGGATGGCGGCACCTCAAGCTCGTTGGGCTGATCACCATGATCGTCCTCGTCGTTGTAGGCGCTTCATTCAAATGGACGGATGCGAGGCTCAACGGATATGACGCGCGGCTGCGCGAAGTCGAACGGGCAAACGCACGCATCGAGGAACGGCTCGAGGCGATCCAAGAAACCTGCCGTCGGATCGAAGGCAAGCTGCCGTAGAAGGACGAGATGATTCGATGTCTATCGCTGCCGATATTGCCGACGCAGTGGTCGCCGTTCTCAACGGGGCTGACCTGTCGATGCCGTTCGAGGCTGAACGGAAATTCCAGGTCGAAGACGTTACGCTCGAAGATCTCAAGGTTCTGCGCGTCGAGGCCTATCCAGGCCCCTTCATCAGTGCGCTCAAGACGCGCGGCGGCGGTACGCACGATGAGTATCCGATCGTGATCGGCATCCAGAAGAAACTCGATAACGTGACGGGGAACGCCGAAATCGACGCGTGCCTCGATCTCGTTGAGGAAATTCACGATCTCTTCCGAGGGCAGGGCGCGCTCGAGGGGTACAGCAGCGCAAGATGGACCCGGACGGAGTTCACCGTGCCCTACTCGCCGGAAGATCTCAGGGAGAAGCACGCGTTCAGCTCGGTGCTGACGCTGACCTTCGAGGTTTTCCGCTGAGGAGCGCGCAAGCGATGGCGCTTAAACGGTTTCTCGAAGGCGATCTCAAACACGAGCTGGTCGCCGGGATGCGCGAGATGCGCAATCAGGTTGAAGAGCTCAAACAGGCGCTCGTTGCCGAGCAGCGCCGGGTCGAAGCCATCTTGGGCGTGCCCCGGATTCTCGCAGAGCTGACTGCCGAGGACTGCGATGAGATTACCGCCTACCGCGTGACGCTCGAGAGCCTGATTCGCACGATTGCCCACGGCAAATGGCCGATCTGACGGCGGCGATGATCAGAACGGGAGAGTTGAAAGATGGCGATCAAACAACAGTGGATTCAGGGACCGACGATCGGCGTGGACGACCAGACCGGTGCTCTGCTGATCCTACCGGCCGGATTGAGTAAGGCCGACCGGGTGGAAAAGAAGGTCGCGCTTCCGGACTCGGGAGCGCTGGAAATCGACCTGGGGAAGGTCTGCCATACGCTGGTCTTGAGCGTCCCCTCGGGGGCGAGCTGCACCTATTCGCTCAAGGGCGCAGCGACGGCGAACAGTCCCGACCTCGACGGGTCAATGCTGATGCGTGAGCACTCGCCTGAGGGGGTCGACAAGCTCTACGTCTTCACCGAAAGCGACATGTCTAGTCACAAAATCAGCATCCGCGGGTGGTAGGTGTTCTGAGGGAGATGGAGGCATGAGGCTTGAGAGGGAACAGGTCAAGGAAGCAATCGCGCGGGGCAGAGAGGTCATAGCCGCCTATCGCCGGCACCTCCAAGACGAACTCAAGAGACTTCCCGAACGGGAGGCCGCCTTGGACCGCTGGGAAGCGGCCAACGAGCGGAGGGCTTAAGCGATGCCGGACGCCAGACCTGGAATCACCATCAGCTTCGACGCGGAGACGCAGCCGCACTGCACTATCGTGAAGGGCGCCTCCATCCGCTTGTGGGACGACGGTGAGGGGAGCGGTCCGGGGGGGGACAACACTATCAGCCTGACGGACTACCACGAGGTGACCGGCTCCCTGACGCTCATCCAGCTCTGTCACGCTATCGAGAACGACTGCCCCGCCTTCAGCGCCGAGGTGCACGGCGACGCGGCAAACTACTGCCTGGCGGTGTGGCTTGAGAGCGTGACGGACGTGCAGTGGTCGCCCGGCGGCAGCCACGACTTCGAGATGACGACGGAGTTCGTCGCAAAGAACCCGACGCTGCCCAGCGCGGCCGATGTTAAGAACGGCACCGATTACGGTGATGGCGGCGACGAGTTGACTGGGACGCTGGTGCTGCCGCGGCGCTCCTGTTGACGCCCAAACCGCACCGCGCCCAATGACGTGCCGTCGCGTATTCGCCGGGGCCACGGGGGAAAATGAAACGTTTCAGTTTCAACTCGCCGACTTTGCGCACGTTGATCTGGTTCAACGACGACCGGATTGAGCGGCTGATGGAGCGCGCTGACCGGCGGAACCTCTCGAAGGCGGGCGCCTACGTGCGGTCCGACGCGCGCAAGTCGATTCGCAAGGGAAAGAAACCCTCGGCGCCCGGGCGCCCGCCGCACAGCCACGTCGGCACGCTCAAACGCCTTGTCTTTTTCGCCTTTGATCCCGTCCGCCGTAGCGTTGTCATTGGCCCGTTCGCGACTCCGCCAAGAGCCTCGGGACCTCGCCGCCGACGGACCTATTACGTCGATCGGAAAACTGGAGCCGAGACGCTCGAAAAGGGCGGACGGATCATCCGTTTCGTCCCGCGTCATCAGCGCAAACGCAAGCCTCGAGCCGGACGACGATATACGACTGCTCAAGTCAGACGCATCCGCGAGGAATACGCGCGGCGGAGCGGATATGAGGAGTTGGTGCAAAGAACCATCAAGATCGAGCCCCGGCCCTTCATGCGGCCGGCACTTGCCAAGAATATGCCGAAATTCCCGAAACTGTGGGCCGACTCGATGCGGGTCGGCTGAAAAGAGGAGGACCAGAGTATGGCCACTGAACGAAAACCGGGCCGCGAGGCAAAGCTCTACCGCAATACCACAACGTGGGATTCGCCGACGTGGAGCGAGATCACCTGCGTCAAGGACGTAACCTTCAATGCCCCCGACGGTGAGATCGCCGCGCCCAGCCGAGCCAGCGTCTTTCAGCTGACGCTCCTCAGTCTGACCGACGCCTCGATCAATTTGGAACTGGTGCATGCGCCCTCGGATGACAACTTCAGCGCGCTCCGCAGCGCGAAGACGGGACGAACGTCCGTTGAGCTCGCGATCATGGACGGGGATATCGAGACCGTCGGCAGCCACGGCCTGCGTGCCAATTTCGTCGTCACCGAGTTCGCACGGAACGAACCCGTCGAAGATGAGCTGACTTATACCGTTACCCTCAAGCCGACGCCTTCGGACAACGCCCCCGAGTGGTACACCGTGTCGAGCTGAGTATGATGGTCGACAGCAAAATCGCCCTCGAATTCGTCGGCACCGAGTGTCTCCGGCCCGAGGTCTGCGAGCGCTCGTGGGAATCGTTTCACTCGCGGCTCAAGGGTGTGGATTGGCCGGAGACAACGCTCTTTCTCAACATCGACCCGGTGCCTCCGAATCGCAGGGCTGAGGCGGGCAGGTTGATAAAGGCTGCGCGACGTTTCTTCGGCCGAGTCGAGGTAAATCAACCCGACCAGCCGAACTTCGCGCGGGCGGTGAAGTGGGGCTGGGCACAGCCGCAGCGGGCCGCTTTCTTCTATCTCCAGGCGGATTGGATCCTGCAAATCGACGTTGACGTTCCATCTCTCATGCCCTTTCTCGAAAACTGGGATGCCGTCAATCTGAGGGCATATCGCAGCGACTGGGGCCCAAAGCATTTATGTCTCTCGCCCGTGCTGATCAGGACCGATGTTGCGCGCCAACTCGCAGGCCGCCTCACCGACGAGGCGGGCCCCGAAGCACAGCTCAGGGCCCCATATGTGCGCGAGGGAGGCCGCTCCCTGGGCCTTGATATTTGGTCGCTGCATTGGCCAACCGACCGCGACAGGTGCATCATCGAGGATATCGGCAGGCCCTGGATGACCGCACATGGTCTGAAGAAGAAGGGCGGCAAGTCCTTCGTGACCTGGGAGTTTTCGGGATGATTCGATGCATACAATTCGGGGTGAGGGCATTCCGAAATTATGCGAGCGACACGGCCTACCTCATTCAGCGGGGGCTCGAGCTCCAGGGCTTCACGGTCTTCGGTCGAGGCTTTCCGGGGCGGCGCGACTGCACCGACATGCGCGTGGTCTGCGAACGCGAGAAACCGGACGTCGTCTTCTGCGAGGAGTGGAACACCTGGAACCCCGACATGCCGCAGCCGCCGGCCAAGGACGTCGGATTCACGAACTATGATTGGCTCGGCCGGCAGCCGCACATCTTCCGTGCCACGAAACACGCCGATCCGTGGGGCCATCCGGAAAAGCACGCCGAGTGGCATCGGCGGTTCAACCCGGACGTCATCCTGGTCCGATACGAGGTGCCGCGTGTGCTCCAGATTGCGCCCTACCTCGACGAAAAGCGCCTGCTGCGAATCCATCACAGCGTGACGCGCGAATACTGCCCGGAGATCACGTCGGCGAGCCGCGACCGCGTGTGTCTCCTGTCGGGCGCTGTGAACCCGCGCATCTACCCGATGCGTGCCCGTCTCTGGCGGGAGGTGCGGGAACTGCCCCGCTGGGAGGATGTCTTCAGCATCCGACCCCATCACCGGTGGTCGCGCACCGGAGGTTCGGCAGTGCCCGCTTACATGCGCGACCTGGCCCGGCACAAGGTGATGTTCGTCGGGACCTCGCGCTGGCACGTCGCTTTCAAGAAGCACTACGAGGGGACTGCTGCGGGCTGCATCGTGGTGACGAACCTTCCCACGTCCGATCGGGTGCCGATCATCGATGAGAACCTGGTCCGGGTGCCGGATACGATTTCGGCCGCCGAACTCCGCGACCTCTGCCTCGGGCTCGCCGATGCCTGGGACGAGGAGCGCCAGCGCGAGCTGGCCCGGCGCACCATCGGGCGTTACGACTATCGGCAGGAGGCCTGGCGCATCCGCCGCGGCCTCCTGAAACGTGCGGGACTCAGCGAGGGGAGTGCGGTTCCATGAAAGCCGTGACGCAGCAGTGGGTCATCCAGATCGACGTGACGAATGCATGCCGACTGCGGTGCTCCAACTGCACCCGCCTCTGCGCACACGCGCGGAAGCCGTTCTTCATGCCCCCGGTCCAGTTCCGCAAGGCGGTCGAATCGGTCCGGACCTTTCCGAGCGACAGCGCGCCTGACCTCGAAGGGCGGCGCAAGGTCATCGGGATGATCGGCGGCGAGCCGACGCTGCACCCCCAGTTTCCCGAACTCTGCCGCATCATGGCCGAGGTCCTGCCCGACCGCCGGACGCGCGGGCTCTGGTCGTCGCTGGGCCCACGGTATGAGGAACATCGGGAGCTGATCGAGACGACTTTCGGGTATCAGAACAAGCACCCACACCTCCGGCCCGCCCGGCATCAGCCCGTGCTTGTCGCTTCGGTCGAGGCCGTCCCTGACGAGCGGCGTCGGCTGGATTACGTCTGGAAGTGCTGGCTTCAGAGGTCGTGGGGCGCGTCAATCACGCCGAAAGGCGTCTTCTTCTGTGAGGTTGCGGGGGCGCTCGATATGATCTTCGAGGGTCCCGGCGGGCTGCCCGTCGAGCCGATGTGGTGGAATCGCAGCCTCCTCGACTTCCATGACCAGGCGAAGAGGTGGTGTCGCCAGTGCGGCATCTGCATACCGATGCCGGGCAGATTCGACTGCGACGAAATCGATGACGTGAGCCGGGGCAACTTCGAGGCCCTGCGGGCGCTTGAGAGTCCAGGACTGAAACGATGCAAAATCTTCGACTGCACCGGTTTCGACCCGGCGGTTCACGAGGCCGCCTGGTCGCCGCGTCGATACCGACATCTCGATGAAGGCGAGGTTATGAAGTGAGGCGGTTGGATTTCGAGACGTTCGTGAAGGATATCAGCGTGGATGCCGTCCGCGGCCGACGCGGTATCGCCAGCCCCACGTGGAACGATCTTCGGGTGCTGCTGAGGCTCCTGGGGATGTGGAAGCCGAAACGGTGTCTCGAAATCGGAGTCGCTCAGGGTCATACGGCCTCGCTGCTGCTGGACCATGGGCCCTTCATCGAAGGCTACGTCGGCGTGGACCGGAGAGAGGCCAACGCACCATCCGATGCGGGGAGGCTCATCAAGGACGACGCGCGGGTGATGCTGGTAGTCCGGGGCAAGGGCACGCGAACCATCCCGTCTGACGAAATTCCAGACGCACCATTTGATTGGATTTTCATCGACAGCGATCATTCTTACAACGGCGTGAAGTTCGACACGGCCTACGTTCAACCGCTCCTGGCGAAGGGCGGAGTGCTCATCTGGCACGATTTCGGCGTGCCGAGTCAGTTCCGCCCCGGCGGCGCTCGCTTTGGCGTCTACCGGGCGCTGAGCGAGATAAGTGTCGGCCCACCGATCTTTTGCTTCGCCGATGCGCTGCACACGAGCAGCATCGCTTTCCGGTCGGAGGCGTACGAACGGCATGGAGTGCTTGATTACGTCCGTTAACTACGACGATCTGCTCGCGATCACGCTGCCGACTGTAATGCGTGAGATAGGGGGGGCTGTCATCATCACGACTCGGGAAGACAGCGCCACGGTCGACGTCGCGCGCCGTCACGGCGCACGCGTCTACCGTACACGGGCGTTTCACCGGAACGGCGCCGCCTTCAACAAGGCCGCTGCGCTCAATGAGCTGGTGAGCGATGAGAGGGAGTGGGATTATCCAGACGTAGACTTGGATGGCTGGGTGATGACGCTCGATGCTGATATCTATCTGCCCGAAGGGTTCGGTGGGGTGATGCAACGTGAGTTGGAGCGCGGGTGTCTCCATGGCGCACATCGGCTGATGTGTCCCGATCTCGCGACCTGGAGGGCAGGCGGCCCTTTTCCGCCGATTCCGTCGCCGCCCCAACTGCCCGGGTTCCTGCATGTCTTCTGGGCACCTCCCGTCGAGGAACCATGGTATGACGATTCGTTCGAGCATGCCGGCGCGTACGATACGGCATTTCAGAACCGCTGGCCAAAGGAGCGCAGGCGGCGGTTCAGCATGCCGGTGATTCATCTGGGGCGTTTGGGTCAAAACTGGTTCGGCCGACGCACCGCCCGGTGGAGCGGTGAATCCACCGGGGGGCCGGACGCCGAGGCCGTCGAACGCGTCTGGCGGCAGCACCAGGCCCTGAAAGCCGCTGGCGTTCCCGGCCGAGAGCGCCGGCGGGCGCAGCTGCTCAAGTGAACGACGGAAGGAGCACCATGAAGCTCGCTGATCTCATGGATGCGCACAGCGGCACGCGTATATGGATATTCGGCACCGGCCCGTCGCTTGATCTGGTGAATTACGACGACGTCACCGGCCCGCGCATCCTGCTTCACCGCGCCGCGTTTCTCAATGAGCTGATCGCGCCCGGGCAGACCTACTGGCTGGTGCTTGACGACTGTTGGGGCATGAAGACCCCGGGCCCCTGGGATGAGATGCTCGCCCGCGTCCGCGACGGCTCCGCGGGCATCTTCCTGGTCTGCCGCGATCCGCTCGGGGCGATCAAGCGGCCGGTGCCGGCGCCCAGGGACGTACGTATCATCCGTTTCAACGGCCGTCGGCCGCAGAACGAAGAGGCGCTCACGTATACCAGGCAGGAGGTGGCCGACCGCAATGTCCTCTGGACGTGGTCGGGCTCCGCAGGCCCCGCCGTGCACCTCGCGTGGTTCATGGGGGCGGCCGAGATCATGCTCGTCGGATGCGACGGCACCGACGGCCACGCCGAACGCCTTGCCCGCTATTATGAGACGGGAGCGCGCTCTCGAGGCGGGTTTGGATACCGGCCCGCCTATGACTGCATGATGAAGGCCATCCGGGCCGTGAACATACCCTGTCGAACCCTTACCGAGGAGATCTGCGTATGAAGACCTTCAAAGATCGGGAAGGAATGAGTTGGGATGTCGACCTGAATGTCGCAGCCGTCAAGCGGGTTCGCGACCTGGCGGGCGTCGATCTTCTATCCGCGGCCCAAGAGGGGTTTGAGCGGTTGTTCAACGACCCCATCGCCATGGTGGACGCGATCTACGCGATCTGCAAACCGCAGGCAGAGGAGCGCAAAATCAGCGACGAGGAGTTCGGCCGACGTATGGCCGGTGACAGCATCGATGATGCCTACACCGCGTTCTTGGAGGAATTTCCAAATTTTTTCCAGAACCCCCTGCGCCGCAAGCTCATGAGGCAGACGGTCGAGAAGGTGCAGGCGGTCGAGCGGCGGGCGCTGAAGATGTCCGAGAAGATATTGGGCAGCGCGGCGCTCGAGGACAAGATCAACGAGGTCCTGGAGGAGGCGAGGCGGCGGGCGCTCGGGGAATCTGGAGGCTGATCTACGAACTCGCCGGCATCGTCGGGCTGAATCCGGATCCCTTCACGCTCAGAGAACTTGTATGGATGAGCGAGGGGCGGCGGCGCGATGCATTCGACCGCTCGGCGCCGATCACGGCAATCGTGGCCAACGTCTACCGAGATGCGAAAGCGCGTCCAAGTCCCTTTCGCTTGAGGGATTTTCATCCGCTGCTGCCTGAGAGCGACACCGAGAGCATCCTGCCGGGCACCCGCGTGCGGGCCGAGAACATCGAAGATCTTAAGGTCTTTCTGGACAGATGAGGGAAATTGAATTATGGCCGTATCCGGAGCCGTTCGAGCTGGGCGTGCTTTCGTCGAGCTCTTCGTTGATGATAGCCGGTTCATTCGAGGCCTCCGGCGGGCCAGCGGCCGGCTGAAGGCCTTCGGCGCGGGCCTCCGCACCGTCGGCTTCGGCATGGCCAAGGCCGCGGCCGGCGTTCTGATTCCGCTCGGCTACGCCGGCAAGGCGTTTGCCGACTTTGAGCAGCAGATGGCCAACGTCGCCACTATGCTTGACGAGCCTGAAAAACACATGCCCCGCTTGAGGCACGCCGTGCGGGAGATGTCGGTCGAGTTCGGGGAATCCACGGAGGCCCTTGCGGGCGGGCTTTACGACATCCTGTCTGCCTCTGTTCCTGCGGAGAAAGCCATCGACGTCCTGCGGGCCTCTGTGAAGGCCGCGAAGGCGGGGATGACGGACACGAAGACCGCTGCCGACGCGCTCACCACCATCCTCAACAGTTACGGGCTCTCCGGGGAGAAGGCAGCCGACGTCTCGGACCTGCTGTTCGCCGTCGTCAAGCGCGGCAAGACCACGTTCGCGGAATTGGCCCCCAGTATCGGGATGGTCGCTTCGACCGCAGCCTCAGCGGGCGTCAGCCTCGAGGAGCTCGGCGCGATGATCGCCACGCTCACGCGGAACGGCGTCCGCACCGAGAACGCCATCACCGCCGTCAACCGCACTATCGCGACCTTCCTGAAATCCACGGATGAGTCGCAGGCCTATGCCCGTGAGCTCGGTTTCGAGTTGAATACCACCACGCTCCAAGCGGAGGGTCTGTTCGGGGTCTTCCAGCGCATCAGCAAACTGCCGCCGGAGGCGATTGCGAAGCTTTTCCCGAACATCCGGGCGCTGCGCGGTGTGATCCCCGCCCTCAAGAACCTGAGGGGATTCGAGAACGATCTCGGCATCATGACGAAGCGTGCGGGATTGACCGAAAAGGCGTATAGGAAGATGACCGACACGATAACGCATAAATTCAACCAGATGAAACAGGCGGTGGCCAGGGCTCTCTCAGACATCGGCGAGGCATTCAAGCCGGTCTTTACAGATATTTTCCAAACGATTCGCGATGCCCTCAAAAAGGTTGGCGAATGGATTGCCGCCAACGAAGAGATGGTTCTGAGGGCTGCGAAGGTCGCCGCGGCCGTCGGTGCGATCGGCGCCGCCCTGATCGCCTTGGGCGCGGTGATCAAAATTGTCGGCATCGCTCTCGGAGCCTTCATCGGACTGTTGAAGCTCGCCACCATTGCCATCAAGGGCGTCGGGGCTGCCCTGATTTTTCTAGCGAAAAATCCCATCGTCCTTCTCGGTGCTGCGATTGCTGCGATCGTTGCTGCCTTTCTCCCCTGGAAACGCATGATGGGCAGTCTTTGTTCGGCCATCTCCGGGCTCATGCCCAAAGTCCGATCACTTACAAGCGGTATCCGGGAGGCCGCCGATGCTGCGAAAAATGCCACAGGCGAAATCAACAAGATGACCAGCTCGATGACCGGAAAAGAGTTGAGCAGGCGGAGGCATGCGCTTCGACAGGAGCTTGCTCTCCAACAAAAGAGAAACCAGCAGGCAAAAAAAGCAATAATGCTTGTGTCGAAAGAATTAGAACCGACACTCTGGCGAAGACAATGGCGATACTTCCATGAGAGCTACGTCGAGATCGACCGATTAGAAAAAAAGCTGGCTGCCTTGCCAAAACCGAAGTTCTTTGCCATTCCGAGCCTCGCCCAGATGGTGGGAGGCGTCAGAGCTGCACCTGGAAGAGCGATCGGTGTCATGCAGAGGGCGATCGGGAGTTATGCGAAGAAGAACGCCGAACTCTTCCGCCAGCTCCGACGCCTCGAAGCAGAAGGTATTGCCGAGCCGATGAAAAGAGAGATCGCGCTTACCCGGCTCAATTACGAGGAGCAAATCCGGCGGGCCAAGAAGGCGGGGCTGGATGTCAGTTTGGTTGAGAAAGCGCGCGAGATGAAGATCGCGCAGATCCGCAAGCGCTATGCGGATGAGGCGAACGCTGAGAGGCTGCGCGGTGAGAAGGACCTCGCCTATAATATCGCCCGGCTTCGGATCGAGGCGACCAAGACGGGCATCCAGCGCGAATTGGCGCTTCTCGATCTGGAACGCAGACGGGAACTCGAGCAGGCTAGGGAACTCGGCATGAAGACCGCTCTTATCGAGAAGAAATACGAGCTCCGCCGCAAACTCGTCGCACAGCCTCAGATCACGACGATGGTGCGCGGAGTCTTCAACCTGAGCAGACTTCAGAGTCTTCAGGCCAGCAGCTTCGGGTTCGAAAAACGCATCGCCATGGCGACGGAGAAGACAGAGGAGCATACCAGAAAACTTCTAAAAGCGGCTGGCGCCGCCGCCTTGATCTTCGCCAGGTAATCGGAGCGACGATAGCATGGCCATTTCCATCCACGAGGGCTTCAAGAGCCGGGAGCTGACCGACGGCGAATCGCATGAACGTATCTACGTCATTCTCGGAACCGATGATGAGGGCGCGGCGCTCGCCGCGCTCAAGACCGAGGCACCGAGCACGTCCCACGGCCTTACGCGCGGTGACTGCTCGGTCGAACCTCTGGCTCCCTATGGCGGTCTGATCCCCGGTGCCTGGCTCGGCACTGCACCGTACCAAAAGGGCGGTAGCGCGAGCGTCGATCAACTGGCCCTCGGCGAAATCGCCATCAGATACGACACCGGCGGCGGTCAGCAGCACATCACGCAGAGCATCCTGACCGTGAGCACGCATGCACCGCAGGGGAAGACCGCAACGGATCACAAAGGGGCGATCGGGGTTACAAAGGATTCCGTTGAGGGCTGCGACATCGGCGCGGCGCAATTCCGGTTTACCGCCACCAAGGTCTTTGAGGTTGGGGACCTTCCTGACCCGAATACGCTTGCCGCCCTCACGTACCGCGTAAACGATGATACCTTTGCGATCACCGACTCGCGGACCGGGCAGACGCTGACGTTCAGCTACGGCGAATGCCTGCTAACGGGCGTCTCCGGGCCCACGATGCGCGAAGACGGCTACGCTGAACTGGCCTATTCGTTCGCTGCGAGCGGGAATCAAACCGATATAACGATAGGCGATATTACGGGTATCGCCAAACAGGGATGGCATTATCTTTGGGCCCAGTACGAAGAGACCAAGGACGACAGCGCGAAGCGTCTGGCGACCCGGCCCATCGCGGCCTACGTCGAAAAGGTCTACCACGAAGGGGATTTCTCAAATCTCGGACTTTGAGTGATGGCGGAGGGGAGAAAAGTCCGGCCGGGTGACGCCTTGTCAATCCGGGCGGCCGAGTTCAATTCATGGCAGGATGCAGCCCGAGCGATCAATGAACTTGGTCGGTCTCTGAGCGCAGCCGAGCTGCGATCCATCCGGGCGACGGACGTCGTCTCCATCAGGAATGCCTCCGGCGCCGATCGCGATCGGTTCGAGGTGCTCGGCATCGACGGACCGATCTTCGGGCCGAGCGAAAACGAAGATGAGTTTCAGAATGCCCCCGCGCTCGATGGCGTCACCCCCACTGCCGATGATCATACGAACAAATTCGTGATTCTGCTGGAGCCGATCCGGGACGCTGAGATCGGGAAGGCCCTGCTGTCGGGCTACGTCGTCTGCCACCTCAACCTCACCGACGATACGCATTCTTTCGCGGACGTCAGCGACGGGGACCCGACGAAACTGACCAGCGCCGAGACGGGCGCTGCGCAGATACTCTGGTATGACTCCACGTCGGGCTCCGACTGGGCGATCGTGCGGCTCGGGGTGCCGCCGAGCCCTTTTAGAATATGCCTCATCGCTCAGAGCGCAGCTAACTACTGCTGGCTCGACGAGGCCGGTGTGGACGATAACCACGAAAGCGAGTTCAGGTTGCACTACGTGGATGACAACGGCGTTTCGGACGGGACCGAAAGCAGAGGGCTCATCCACTCGGACACCGTGCTGGGTTCGGGGCTGAACCTGGCGCAGATTATCTTCGACCTCATGCCCGATGAAACCCTATCGGGCGGACG